ACCTGTTGGAGTTATCAAAGAATTAAGAGAAGACAGAGAAGGTTTATATTTCCGCTCAAAAATGGGTACGCATACGGAAGGGAACGACTTCTTAAAAATGTATCAAGAAGGAATAATTCGAGAGCATTCAATTGGGTTCAACTACATAGCTGACAAGATCACAGAAGTACAGGACGAAGAAAGGGGGACCATTTGGGATATTTCAGAAGTGAAATTGTGGGAAGGTTCAGCTGTTGTCTTTGGTGCAAATTCAGAAACCCCGAATTTATCAATCATAAAAAGTCAAAAAGATATTGACAGGGAACTTGAAAAGTTAAACGAACGTATGGAAGTATTCACGAAGGCTTTAACCGACGGGAAACTTTCAGAAAAATACAATAATCTTTTTACATTGGAGTTGATGCAAATTCAGAAAGAATATAATTCACTTATTACTTTTGAAAAGCCGTTGAAAGACACTTTACAGGAGGACAAGAAGAAGAAAAAACAAATTCAAAACGTAAATTTCTAATATAATGAGTTTAGTATTAAAACCACTTTTGAGCGTAACAGCTGAAGAAAAATCAGCAATGAGCGAAGAACAATTAATTGCTTTCGCTGAAAAAAACGCAGCAATTCAAAGCGAAAACTTCAAATCAATGGAGGAATACGCAAAAGCTGAAAAAGAAGCACAGGACAAGTTAAAGGATTCAATGTTGAAGCAAGGCGAAATCATTGCTAACTTAAAAATGAATCCTGTCAACCAAATTGACGAAATCAAAGCGAAAAAATTAGAAGCTATCAAACAAGCTTGTGAAGAAAAGAAAACGTCTGACGTTGTAAACTTCACTTTATCTTTGAAAGCTGTTACAGATGCGTCTGTTATCAATAGCACATATTCAAGAAGAATTGAAGGAGTTGGAAAACAACCACTTCGCCAAATCTTTATCGAAGACTTATTCAACGCTGCGACTGTTGGACCAAACAGCGGGGGGAAAATTACTTACGTTGATCAAGATACTTTAAACAGAAACGCTGATGCTGTTGCAAACTGTTCACCGCTTCCAGAAAGTGATATTACATGGATTGAGCAAAGCGAAGACATCAAGAAAATTGGGGATACTATCAAAGTTTGTCGTGATGCTTTAGAAGATTATGAATTCATTCAAACTGAGGTTGATACTTTCTTACGTGAAAACGTTGCTTTAAAATTAGATGAGCAATTATTACTTGGTGACGGAACAGGAAACAACTTCAACGGTGTTGACGCTGTTGCACAAGCTTGGTCCGTTGGTGCGGGTTCTCCAATCGAAACTCTTGCGGCTTCTATTCCAAACCCGACAACTTTCGACGTAATTAAATCAGCTATTTGTCAAGTTCGTATTTCTGGACAATCAAACAGACAGTTTTACAATCCAACGGCTGTTTTAATGAACCCAAGTGACCACTGTCAAATGATGCTAGAAAAAGATGCGGATAATAACTATTTATTACCGACTTACTTCTCAGCTAATGGAATGGAAATTGACGGGGTTCCTGTAATCGAAACGCCTTTGGTTCCTGCTGGTGTTATTTATGTGGGAGACTTCACAAAAGGAACAGTTTACAACCATAGAGACGTTGAAATCATGATGGCGAATCAACACGCTACTGATTTCACATCTGATTTTATTACTATCAAAGCTACATTACGTAAAGCTTTAGTAATTAGAAACGTATGGGCAAACGCTTTCTTGAAAGTTGCTGATATTGCAGCAGCTAAAGCAGCACTTGCAAAACCTTAATTATATTTTAACTGGTCCCTTCTTCTTGAAGGGGCTTTTTATTCTTTTTTATTATGATTATAGAATTCATTAAGGACCATTCGGCGGGAATTAAAAAGGGGACAATCAAAGAGCTTGACGCAAAGTTTTCAGAAAAAATGATTTCTGAAGGTTATGCAAAAGAAAGCACTATTAAAGACCTTGAAGCGTTCCGCAAAGGATTGGACCAACAAGCAAAACAAAAGCTTTCTGAACTTCAAGCAAAACAAGCTGAAGCAGTAAAAGTAAAACAAGCCAATTCAATCAGCACAAAGAAAAAAGATTGTGGCTGTAAAGATAAGGAACAAGAAGGGAAGAAAATCGGAGGTTGTGAAGAGTGCAAAAAGAAAGCGGAAGCAGCAGCACAAAAAAAGACAGTTGTAAGAAAAAAAACAACAACTAAAAAGAAATAAGAAATGATAATTTTGAAAACGTCTGACTTTAGCGAAAGGGGAAAATTTTACATTCCTTTTAATACAAAGCTTTGCGGTTCTGTTCAAGAACTTCAAGCGTATATTGATCGATACGAAAAAACGTATTTAATCGACTTGCTGGGCTGCGAACTTTCAGAATTATTTATTGCTGATTTGGTTGACGGGGTTCCAGTTACACCAATTTATCAAAATCTTTATAACGAAATTTGTGTGGACCTTTCAAAAGGGTTTGATATTTTTTATTATGGTCATTGCGGATGCAAACCCAAAAGAATCATTTCAAGGGGTATTAAGTCAATGCTACAAGCTTTTATTTTTTTTGAATACATGAGGGACCAACCAAACGCGAAAGGGCTTACAGGCGTAAACAAACAAAAGGCGGAAAACTCGGAAATGGTCCCGTTTGGAAAGTGGGGAATTTCAGCTTATTACAATGAAGGAATAAAAGACTTTCAAAATATTCAATATTATATTCACGAAAACGAAGAAAATTATAATTCTTTCAACGGAATAGAAAAAACAATTACCACAACATTATTTTAAAAAAAATCATGGGAGTAAAAGGAATAATAACAAACTGTTCAACTTTAAATCAATTTTATTTCTTAGATGACGCAACAGGCGAAGAAATAGACGGAACTTTTGCAGCGGGTTCGTTCACTACTGAAGAAATTGAAACAAATCATGGAGGAAACTTTCAAATTCAAATCGGTGCGAGTTCTGGAGCAAGTGGAGAAATTACACTTCAACAAAGTTCAGATTTAATTTTCTGGGATGACCTTCCAAATTCAACAGCGGTTCCAGTTCCTGTTGATGACTCGGTAACTGGTTCCAGTTCCTGTTGATGACTCGGTAACTTTTGAAGATTTCTTTTTAACAGGTCGTTATTTACGCGCGGTTTATACTGAAACAACGGCTGGAAATATTTCAATGATTTTAACACAAAAGATTTAATCATGGGGCAAACGATAAGAATACATGAGCAGACCGGCGGCGGGGGTGGTGGTATTACTTCAGTCAACGGGGATACTGGTCCAGCGGTTGTTTTAGATGCTGATAATATAAGCGATACAGGGACCACAAATAAATTTGCAACACAAGCGGAACTTGATCAGATTAGTACAAATAATACTAATATTTCAAGCAATACAACAGAAATAAACCGATTAAAAGGAAGTACAACAGTTGCAAGTGTTGCAACATTAACGGCAAATGTAGACAATAATTCTTTTGTACAAATAACAGCACAAGCCCAAAATTTGACAATTGCAGCCCCAACAGGAACGCCATTTCTTGGGCAAAAGCTCATAATAAATATTACAGACAACGGGACCACAAGAACAATTTCTTGGAACGCTGTCTTTAATGTTGTGGGGGTAACATTACCAACAGCAACAACACCAAACAAAAGTATTTATATTGGTTTAATATACAATAGTAATACAAGCAATTGGGACGTTGTCGCAGTAAAAGAAGAAGTTTAAAAATATTATGTTTGTAATAATCACAAAAATAGAACTTGAAACCGTTGATACTTTAAAGCATACTGAATTCGGTTATACTACTGATTCAAGTATTACTGAACAAGTTAATCAAAATTATGATGTGGGGCTTGGTGTGTATTTAGCGGAAAACAGAACAGGTTTAGAAAATGGAAGTATAACGATTGACGGCTTTTTTACTGGCGGAACAACTCACACTTACGAAGCAAGAATGACAGCTGATACAATCGAAGGGCTTGAATTGTTAGAAATCACAAATATAAACGAATTACCTTAAATCATGGCGGTAGCAATCGGAAACAAAACACAAGCGAACCCAACACCAGCAGCGAGTTTTTACCAACTTAACCACAACCAAAATGCGGGTTCTGATCGGTTGCTTATTGTAAGCGTAGCCATGACCACAACAAGAAGTTTTACAACAGCAACTTACGGAGGTGTAGCCATGACGCAAGTTTTTGTTCGTAATTTGGGAGG